CGTGGATCTGCCAAAGCTCGTGTGGCGTGGCGGACAGGGACTGATCCGTAGTTTGGCTGATGCCAATCTTAAGATTCAGTTCGGGTATCTGCCCTTGGTAGGCGATGCTAAAAAGCTACTTGAGTTTGTCGATCTTTGTGACAGACGTTTCAAGGAGCTCGAAGCCCTACAAAGGAGCGGGCTCAGACGCACCCGGGAGTTGTTTCGGGGTTCTGCGACAACGGTGCCTGGGCCGCAATTTCTCGTCAATTCAAGCCCTTCTCAGTGCTTGGTTTACGCGAAGCGGTCTAAGTACACGTACGTCAGAACCTGGGGACATACCAAGTGGAAACCCACTGGGCAGTTCCCGGCAACTGACCGGACTCAGCTAGTCCGAGCACGACGTGCGGTTCTGGGGTTTAACGATAATCCCTCCGCCGCCGTGTGGGAAGTAATTCCCTGGAGCTGGCTGATCGACTGGTACTTTAACGTTGGGACGTATCTAAATGCCCAACGCAACATAGTGCCATGTGAACATGACCCCGTCGAACTTATGACGGAGCGTGTCACAGCGACAACAGATACCGTCTCGCAGAGTAATGACTTTCCAGGAGCTTTTCCTGTTGGGTCACGAATCTTCACGGGGCGGATATCCAAGTCACGTCGGAATGCGGCTGTCTCACTTTCTGCGCGCCTGCCGGCGCTTTCGCTCCGGCAGTTGTCGATCTTGGGGTCACTCGCGATCCTTGGAAAGAAGGGCAGAAGGTATGTATTAACCAACTGACCCTCAGGGGTCGCAACCCAAGAAAGAGTAGACTATGTTCGCAGACACTATCACCATCACAATCAATGCGGTGGCCAAGGTGCTGAACCGGATCAACCAGGACAACGGTGGCAGCGAGTACTTCCTTAGGGGAGCACTCGATGACTATCGCCTCAAGATCCGGCACACCAGCTACACGAATAAGACTTCGGGCCGGTTAACTGATCGGCACAACGTCGAGTTCGTGCACACGGTGTACCCTGTAAGCCCGGAAACCGTGAACACGGTCAGGAAGGTATACCAAGTGCTCGAAGCAGAGCGCAAGGATGCCGTCACTGATCCTCTGAACTTCGGTTTGGGCTTTGTCGCGTTCTTTACGAGCGCGAACATCACCAAACTCCTCAACTACGAGAGCTGAAAGCTCAAGTAGTTGAAGTTGGGGGTGCCTAAGCAGGCGCCCCCGGCTGATTGTGCGTCTACGCTGTAGACACATGGTGTGTTTACGGTGTCTATCCTGGATCTCATCTTCGAAAGGAAATGTGATGAAAAGCCAAGAGGACATGCTACTCTCGGTCGCGCTTGAGCTCATTAACGAAGCTCAGGCGACGTGCGCTTACCAGAGTGACGAGGTGGAACGAGATCGTTCTCGCCTTGTAGCTTTATCGATCGCTAGAGGCTTAGCGTTGTTTACGCTGGACCTCCCATCACTTGATAGAGTGCTAACCTCTACTTTAGAGGTCGGGACTCTTCAAGCTTCTGGGCCCCTTACGGGACGCAGAAGCAAGGTGGATCCCAGGCCCAAATTTCTTTGGGGCCTGTGGTCTCTTGTGATCGACATTTCTGGTAGTCTGATCGAGGAGCCGGACGCGAATGCCATCTTGATGCTTAGGCAGATTTTCTGCTTGGGCAAAAAGTTGGAGCTGGAATGTTCGCCAGCGCGCATAAAAGCAACACTGGAGAACTACCATGCAATCGAGTCCGAAGTCGTCCCGCCCATCTTATCGTGGGATGGCGACGACCTTGGTACAAGTCAGTTGGACCTTAGCTTTTCTAACAGCTTCGATCCTTCTGAGTCTCTTCCTCTTTTTGACTATAGAGAGGGTTACAGAGGCTCTGAATCTGATTGGTACCTCGAACAGCTTCTACGAAGGCTTGACTTTACCAGTCGAGCCCTCGCGTCCCTAATCGGAGTGTTCAACCCAATCTCTGGGGAGGACACGAAGGGACAGGGGCGTTTCAGACATGGACCTGGTGCCGTGGCTGACCTAAGAGCTGATGGTTTTAAGTATCAGTTCCCAAATTGGCCGCGAAAACTGGATCACGTCTTCCCGTACGACTGGTGTGGTTCTCACACCTTAGTGCCCGAGACGTTCCCGTCTGAGCACGAGCCGCCGTCGAAACTATCGGCGGTGCCAAAGACTGCGAAGGGGCCGCGGCTTATCGCTGCGGAACCGGTCGCTCATCAATGGTGCCAACAAAAAGTCGGCACGTGGCTCGCGTCAAGGTTCAACGCCACCCAGATTGGGTGGTTTATAGACCTAGGCGATCAGACGCTCTCACAGGAAATGGTGAGAGAGTCAAGCATCTCTGGCGAGTTGACGACGTTGGATCTTTCCGACGCGTCAGATCGCTTGTCCTGTAGGCATATCGAATCCCTTCTTAGGGGTAACCGCTCTCTTTTGGAGGCGGTTCATGCTGTAAGGACACGCTGGGTCGTAGACCGTGTACAAAGCGGTCAACCGGCCACCTTCTTGAAAATCAAGAAGTTTGCAGCGCAGGGATCAGCACTGACTTTTCCGATGCAATCCTTATTCTTTTTGGCTTGCGGCCTCGCAGCTTGCGGGGTCACGTGCCTCGAGGATCTCTCGCATCTGAAGGGAAAAGTCCGAGTATATGGGGATGATATTATTGTCCCCAAATACGCGCACGAGGGTATGAAGCTCTTACTTTCCCATTTAGGTCTCAAGGTCAACGTTGAGAAATCGTTCTCATCCGGTGACTTTCGTGAGGCCTGTGGGATGGACTGCTGGAGGGGTTATGACGTTACCCCTCTGAAGCCCAAGAGCCTAATCCCCGACACGCCCGAACACATTCAGGGGCTAATTGACACGTCCAATAACTTCTATCGTAGAGGTTTTTGGCGTATAAGCCAGCTCCTGGACTCGACAATAGCGGAAGGTGGTTATCATCTCCCGTTAGTGCACGTGAGTTCGGGTGTTCCTAGCCTGGTATCCTTCGTTAGGCCCGATGGTTCATCTCTAGCTAAGAGGTGGAACAAAAGGTTCCAACGGTGGGAAGTCAAGCTCTCCCGGATTGTAAAGCCGGCAAAGAGCCTCAGGCAGGACGTTAGCGCTACACTCCTTCAGTACTTTACTGAATGCCC